GTGCATTCTGTTGCGTCATCGCGGGGGTAGCACCACCAAATTTCACCAAAGTGCGGGACTTTGAACGCGAAGACTTTTGACCTCTGGCTTTCGTTGATATTGTCAAAGAAATAGTTCAGGTTCATCTGGTTAGGAACTTCACGCACCACGCCGTTGAACATCAAGAAGCGGTCAACGCCTGCCCAGAAAAACACGCCATCATAATCTACTACGCAGTCTGGCGACATGATGGAAGTATCGGTTGCGATTGTGTCAAACTGAAATACGGTCGCACCACCCGTGAAGTTGACACGAATGACGGCATCGTAAGCCCAGAATAAACCGGCGGGAGCTGACCCTGAACCGGCACGCAGCGGCATACCTTTGATGATCTTCTGACCCCAAACGCGAGCTATTCCTGAACCAGAGCTGCTCAAATCAGTAAAGTCACCAGCAACCGACCAGCCTACAATACCCGCTGTACCGTAGTAGAACAGATAAGGGAACAGCATTACGATCCCGCCGGTGGCATTAGCGCCAGCAGGGAGGGGGATCTCAACTAAGGGCGCAGTCCCTAAAACGTCGCCGTAGAAAATTTGACCGCCGGTGTCATTACACACACATGACAAATTGGGAGCCACGTGCGCAATGATAGAGTTGTTCGTGGTAGAAGCATCGTACGCTGTCTGGAACATCCATTGGTTATAAGCGCTGACTGTCAATGCGTCTAACCCACCAGACATATTGGCTACAGTGGTCGTAATAGTCGTTGTGTTAGCGACGACAACGAACCCGTTAGTAGCCTGCCCGACAGCCGAGGCGGTGATTGTGATGACCGCGCCGACAGCCGCCGCCGTGTAATCTGGAGTAGACGTGTACGCGTTAATGTTCGCCGCGACAGCGGTTGCGGTCGTAGGTAAGTCAGTGGTGAACGCGACCGAGCCTGACGTAATTGTCACACCATTGACTGTGATGCTGTTGACAGAACCTGCCCCGCCACCGGTCAAAGTAACCCTTCCGGTCGCGGCAACACCTACGGGTGTGCGGTCGCTGATAACTGAACTGTTTTTAGTCGCGTCAATCGTAAAACGCTCAACTGTAGACGATCCCGCTGAGTGGCAGTATTGAATACTTTGTTGAGTAAAGCTGTTAAAACCTCTGGAAATCTGCGTCAAATACTTATTGATTGACCGATAGCCAGCGATCTTTCTAGGAAGCCCGCGCTGAAACCTGACCCACTGCCCGTCAACGTAAAAGTCACCTTCATACCGAGTACCATCTCGCTTGATACCGGCAAGAGACTTGAGGACAATCGTAGATTCAGGCATCAGAATGTCCCACCAACAACGACACCGGCAGGAGCTACGCCTAGAGCAGACCAAGCCGCCGCCTGATCAGCCGCAGTGAAAATAGCAGTACCTACGGAAGTCCCGCCGAGATTAATCAAAGCCGCACCCGCGTTTGTAGCGCCCGTACCACCTTGCGCAACAGTAATCGGGTAACTCGCGACACGCGTGTCTGAATTAACAACGTCCGTACCGTTACAATAAAAAATAGCTCTCGCCCCTTGGCTGATGGCGATGCCGGTTCCCGCTGAAGTTTTAACTGTCAGCGTGTAAGCACCGGTAGTAGAATTGTCAACCCAATACTGTTGAACAGTTGCGGGTACAATCACGTTACGATTACCGGTCAAAGCGCCTGTAAACTTATAAACAATACGGTTCAATTCTGAGCCGCTCAGTGTGTAGTTTCCGGTTCCAGCGATACTGATCACTGTGTAATCAAAAACAAAAACAGAAGACTGACCGAACCCTAATGTGTAAAAATTGCTACCGTCAGAAATGATGACAGATGACTCAGTCGGCTGATAGTCTTTTGTAGCTAAACCGTCAATAGTGTTTATTCCGGATGGCGTAACTGTGACTTGACCACCACCCCCGTTACGCAAATACATAAACCAATCGTTACCTACCGTAGCAGCGCTAGGTAGCGTCAACACGCCTGAGCCTGAGCTTGTCCACAGATACATCTTGGCTCTGTCAGCAGTGCCCGCCGTAAAGTTCGTGTTGAACTGTGTAATCGGTACTGATTGAGACAACAAGCTACCGACCGCTACGATACCCGTGCCGGCAAGGGCAGAAGCATTAGCTACAGAAACTGTGGCACCGAACTGAAGCGTTTCCCACAAACCATTCGTAGTGGTGTTGCTTGTCAGGTAGACTTGCCAAACTGTACCCGAGGCGATAGAAACAATTTGCGTGCCGCCTGCATTTTTTACAATAAAGGTTTCTGCGCCTTGATTGTTAAACAGGATAGTGTTACCCACGCCGCTTTTTTGAGCGTCTGGCAAAAAGATTGACCGACCTGCGACAGTGGCGGTTACGTCAATAATACGGGTCGCTAAGTCGGTGCTGGTAGAGGTCTCCTCTGGCCAACTCAGCACAACATCCGTAGCCGTCAGCGTTATTGCGCTGTAGCTGATTTCACTCGGGTAGATGTTCGCTCCACCAAAGACGTCGGTATAGATAGGCATTACGCTTCACTCCTAGTTGCTGTGCGATCCATGATACGCTTCAAGTCTTCGCCATTCAGCGCCTGCGCCGCACGGTCATACATAGCTTGCCAAGTCTGAATACGCTCGTCTTTCTTGAGGAACGGGGTCGCTTCAAGTAGGGTTGCGTACAGCAGCACGTCGGGTGCGTACTCGGTAAGCCAGTTAGTTTGTAAGTCATCACCCAGCAGGGCGGGCTGCTCGTAGTACAAAATTTCAAGGGTTTGTGCTGCGATGGGTGTCGGGGTAATCAGCCAATGCTGATAGTCGTAATCTGCGTAAAACTGCGGAGCAGCGGTCTGGGCTTCATTAGGCCAGTAACTGCGGCAGTACTCGTATGAACGAGCAAAAATAGGCGAGCCGTTGACCGTCATGCTGATCGTGTCGCGCCAGCGGTCAGGCTTCAAATAAACCGCAACGCCGATTGACAGAGGGGTTGACACGGCGCGGATAAACCCCTGAATTTTAAGTTCGCGGGCGATACGGCGCTCACCTAATGTGATTAGGCGAGGTAGCTGGTCGTAAACGATTTGGTCGCTCTCTTGCGTGAAACCACGTTCAAGGTAGCGACGCACGTCCACCAGCAAGCTGTCGTACGTCATGCTATAGCTCATAAATACTCCATGGGTATTAGCAGCTGATTCAGCATGCGCCGTTTTGATGAATTATAACCTTGAAACAAGTTTCAAGGCAAACTAAATGTCTCACTTACTGGCGACGCCTTTGGTCTTCTCAAAAGAGCGCATGCCCGCGATACCTAAAATGCCTGACAGTATGACCCAAAGTTGGTCTGCTTCAAGCACCGGCGGGGGATCCATACCCACGGGAACCCAGCCCATAGCTTGTAAGTATTTCCACGCCCACTGAAACAGCGGGTAGAGCAAGAACTGATACGCCATAGCCGCTACGCCGATCCAACCGATAGCGGGTCGCCAGCCAGAGACAAATACGCTAGACGAGGCGGCTTCAATCTTGTTGACTTCAATCTGAGCAAGGTCTGTAGCTTGATCGATGCGTTTCTCTTCAAGATCGAGCTTACGTTGCTCAATCTCCATCTCCATCTTTTCTTTGTCAGTGGTGATCAGGTCGCCCGCGACCTTACCGACGGCTTCAATGATTGACCCAACAGCTAGCAAGCTCATGCTAAACCTTTCAATGTGCGGTTAATCCAACCCTTGAGGAATTTGACCTGCACGGGGTTCTTGTTGCATATCTCAACATAACGGGCAATCTTAGCCAGAGCGTAAGATTCTTTGAAGCGCTGCCCGTCGGTGATTTGGTTCAGCTTCTCTATGGTCTTAGCGCCGATACCACCGTCAGGCGTAGCGCCCACAACCAGCTGAGCCAGCTTGACCGCCATCCCCATGCCCGCGTTTACGCCAAAGTTGAAAATAGAATTCGCTACGTCTTGATTAGCGATCTCGTTACCGCGCATCTTGTCCCAGAACTCAACACGGTAAAACTCACGCACCATGGGCGTCAAAGAGCCACCAAACTCTTTTTTGTCTACGAGCGCCCAGCCGTTCCACTGAGGGTTTTTGTTACGGGCAATGCCGGCATAGGTCATACCGCCGGTGTCACCAGGAATTTCGTGAAGAACGTAACCGCCTTCATCTCTGATCATTTGCTCAAAAGCTGGTTCAAACTGAGCCATTACTGTTTACTCCTTGAAAGCATCGTAGCTGCGATTTCCATCATAGTTCTCGCCGCCTGAATGTCGGCGGGTTCATTATCCCAACCCACGGTAATCTGGCCTACAAATCTGCTAGGGTCAGGCGGGATGCTGATCCGGCAAGTGTAGGTAACCCCTTTGGCGATGTACCATAACCCCATCTCGGATTGCGCCGCACGGTATTCACCGCAGGGTATCTCGCTAGCCATCAGCTTAACTACATCAGCGTTATTGTTCGCGTTCTGCGTAAAAAGTCCCACGTCAAGCCCATCGTTGACTTTGTCTCGACCTTCTTTAGTGTAAGCGCGGTACAGCACTCGGGTTCCAAACATGGGGTTCACTTTGAACACAGCAACAATAGTAGCGTTGGTGGTTTTGAACAAATGAGCAGCGGCGTCTTCTACTCTGTCCTCAACAATACTCGGCATTCTTTTAGATTCTTTGTACGCGCCCATCAACAGTTCTTGGTTCTGCCAGACAAAGTATCCTGCAAAAGCGAACACCGCCATGAGTATCAACGCAAACAGCTTGAACGGGCTATCTACATAAGACAGCACCTTGCTCAACACATCCGCTGGCTTCTCGTCACTCATAGTCCAATCATCCCGAGTAGTTTATTCACAATCTTGTTAGACAAGTCATCAGGCAGGAACTTGAGAAACCCAAGCACCCACCACGCAATGCACAACCGCACAAAGACTTTAAGGAAGAGGTCAAATTGCTTTTGGTACTCATTCACCGCCCACACCTGTTGACAGCACAAAATTCAAACAGTTCGTACAAGCCAAACGCAAGCATCATCAACAAAAAAGCACCTGCTGTGAGGCCAGCCGCTATTTCAAGTTCTTCCTGTGCTTTTTCCTTACGACGCTTTTCTTCTTCCTTCGCTTGACGGGCGGCTATGGCGTCATCTCTGTCCATCTCAGCCGCTCGCGCTTTAATTTTGTTCCAAACGTCTATATGCCCCGTCTGCATGTAGAGCATCTGCAACTCAGCCTCTAGTTTGGCTGTCTGCATCAGCGTGTTTTCTATCTGCATTGCCAATGCGAAGTTAGACTTATTGCCTGACCGCTTGGCTTCAATCATCGCCTTAGACGCTTGACTTTTAGCGTCAAACATGCGACCAACCATTACGCCTAGCCCGCCTAAGTCATTCGCTACCTGCGCCGCTTTCTTGACAAGCCCTATGGCGCTTTGAAGACCCGCCAGCGCGGTAACAGGATCAATCATTTCCGTTCAACCTTTTGCCACTCAAGGCATACTACTTTGCGATTGTAGACATCTCCTGTCCAAGCCCAACGCACACACCGATATTCATCTTTCTTCTTTTGACTTGACGCTTCGGGCAGTAGCAAAAAGATCACCAGCACCCATTTCATCTCCAAATCCAAACAAGGGTAAACGTACCCCAGACTATGAAAATAGTCACAAAGGCTGCAACGATGAACGCTTCAGCCCAGTCCCACATGTCATAGCCCTAAAATCTTTTTAACAAACTCTCCAGCAACTCCTGGACCAAACAGCACCGCCGCAATGACGATGTAAAGTAGATACTCGATCGTTTTCATACGGTCTTTTCCACGGTCTAACGCGTCTTGTATTGAGCGATAACGCTCAGTGCAGACCGCCTCATGAACCGCCAGTCGAGTATCTACTGATTCCATTATTGCACCTGCGCGCCAGTAACTGCCTCTTCAGGCTGTGCTTCCAACGCGTCTTTCAACATTCTGAAAAAAGCATCTCGACCAACTTGAAGCTGATCCACGTTGAATCGTGCTGAGTCCAACTTACGATCCAAGTCAGCGACATGGTTGAGCAACATCTGCTGTTGCTGTGTCATGTCTTCAAACTTGTACTCTACGCCGTCAATAGTCACAGGGGTCTTTTTTTCGTTTCCCATGATATTTCCTTCTTTAGTGTGCCACCAAGATCGGGTGGTGGCTTCCCGTTTAACCGCAATAGATCACGCAGGGAACTGTGAATGAGCCATCTGCGTAGTTGTCAATTACGACATTTGATGTGACCTTACAAACAGTGCTACTGCGAATGATGTCATCCGCTTGGACTTTACCGCAACCGTCGCCGTTTGACTCAATCAAGTCACCGCGCTGTACAGTTACGCCAGCCGCAATACGAACTGGGTATGCACCCAAAGCGGATATGTTGGCATCACCTACAGCATCCCAGCACTGGAATGCACCGTACACTGTTTTATCACCCACAGTGTCGCTGATCTTGAACATTGGCAAACGCTCATTGCCGTCATCAGCAACAGTCTTGACAATGCCATCATCTTCAACCGTTGCACCTATTGGCAAATCACCAAGGTATGGCGTTGAATGTTGAACAGTTGCAGTACCCGCAGGAACATTGCCGCTTGCTGGAATATCTTCAGTAGTTGTCCACACCAAAGACTTCCAAACGCACAACTCATCCAGCGAAGAAACAATTGTTCCGCGCAAGATGTCAGGGTTGTAGCCACGACCTTGTTGAAGTTGCGACCAGTGAGCGCCGCAGAAAGAGTTATACGAGACCGTGGAACCTGAAACAGAGATGCTACCTTGCGATGTACCCTGTCTTTGGAAGTCAATTAAAGTGCCATCTCCATAAACTTGATTAAAAAATCCAACAGTGCCACCACCCGAATAAATTTTAAACAAATTACCGGCGATGTTTGCATAACCGCCATACGCGGTAATAAGTCCACCGCCAGTAGGTGAGCCACCTGCTGGATTTGTGTGTTTAACATAGAAAACAGATGAATTACTATTTGCATTATCTTCGTTTGCCGCAACTTGCAAAGCGTAGGTACCTGAAGTTGCGCCGTTGCCACCTTGACCTTGTATATACACACAGGTTGTGCCATTTGAATTGTCATCTACGTGAAGTCTAGTTGCAACTGATGGAGATTTAGTACCAATGCTGACAACCATATTCATAAAGGCCATTACTTGCGCCCAACCGCCGGGAAGGGAATAGTTGTCACCCCACACCAGACCACGATAAGGCGAAGAGTAATAACTGCTTAAAGCATAGTAGTACGGGCCAGTGGTCTGGTTGAACCACCTGATGCCATCAGTTGGGTTATTTAAATTCCTAAAGAAATCAAGGTGATTCGTGGAGT